TGACCAATCTCTAGGGGGCGCCGGGATCGCCACCGGCGCCCCCTCCGATCTACGACCCAAGGAGACTGGATCATGTTTGTCACCAAGGAGGGGGCCGTCGTCGGTTCCATCGACGTCGCCGCGCTCGCCGCGCTCGAAGCGGGCAAGGAAGACCTGTCGAAGCTGCACAAGGCCGACCTGGTCGAACGGGCCGAGGCGGCCGGCATCGATCCGGCCGGCATGAACAAGGCCGAACTTGTCGAAGCGCTCGGGTCGCTGACCGGTGATCAGCCCGAACCCGAACCCGAGCCCGAACCCGAGCCCGAACCCGAGCCCGAAGATGAGGGGGATGGCTGATGGCCACTACCGCACTGCGCGAGGACTATCTAGGTCGGGACCTCGTGGCGCCGACCGTCGCCGCGCTCGACCATCTGGGGCGGGTGACAACGTCGACGGTCGACTACACCGGTCGGGCGTTGCGTCGTACCCTGCGCGTCAACTCGACCCCTTACGCGCTGGGTGTCGAGTTCGCCTACGCCGACGGCAAGAAGTTTGTCGTGACCATCGCCGGGACGACTGCCGGGTCCGAACCAACCGCTCCGGCGGTCGGGGCGACCGTGGCCGACGGGACGGCCACCATCCAACGCACGAAGTAGCCGTCGGTGACCTACCTGTCGCTCGATGATTTCGTCACCTATGTCGGTTCGGAGATCGCCGTCGATGAACCGTTCCTCGCCCGGTGTCTGGCGACCGCCGAGGACGCCGTCAACGACCATTGTGGCCGGTCGTTCGACCCGCCGACGGCGACGTCGATCACCCGTCGCTACGTCCCGGTCTATGACGTGGTGATCACCGATGACTTCGTCGACACGACGGATCTCGTCATCGCCGACAACGGGTCGACCGTCGCTCTCTCCGCAGTCCAGTTGGAGCCGGTGAACAACCGGTCGGCGTCCGGGCTGACGTCGCCGTACTGCAAGATCCGCCGTCCCGGATCTCGTTGGCAGACCGACCGGGGCCGGGCCACGGTCGAGGTGACGTCGACCCGTTGGGGGTGGCCGGCCGTCCCTCCGCAAGTCGTCGAGGCCACCGCCATCTTGGCCAAGGACGTCGCCCACATCCGCCAGAACCGGTTCGGCACGGCCGGGTTCGGCGAGTTCGGCGTCATCCGCGTCCGCGACAACCCGCACGTCGAAATGCTGCTCGCCGGGTTGAAGCACCCGGCCGGGTGGGGTATCGCCTGATGGCGCTGGACCTCGTCGCCATCCGAGAGGCGATGGCCGCACAGATCCAGCTCGGCGTGAGACGTGAGGTCAACGTCTTCGATGGATACATCCCGGTGAACCCGATGCCACCTTGCATCGTCGTCAAGCCGGCAGCTGTCGAGTACGTCACCTACGAGGGCCGGCTATCGAACCCGTTGTGCACGGTCAGCTTCGAGCTGTGGATTCTGCTGTCGACCGGGCTCGGCTCTGACGGCCAGCGTCTTCTCGACGAGTTCATCTCGACCGGTGACGGCCAGCCGAACAGCGTCTGTGACGCCCTCGCCGCCGACCCGACGCTAGGCGGCAACGTGGATTCTCTGGTGGTTGCGTCGGCCGATTACTTGGGCTGGTTGCCGATGCCCGGCACCGACTCACAGACGGCGTTCGAGTGGGCGTCGTTGAACGTCCGCTGTCTTTGCGCCGGCTGACCAAACCCCCTAGTCCGTCCCTCTCGATCCCGCAAGGAGTCCGTTCATGGCTGCACTCGTTACAAACACCGTCGACAACGCCGTCGTCACCCCGACCGCGGCCGGCGTCCCTGATTCGTCGGTGACGATCACGCCGGGCCGAGGCCGGCTCTATGTCGTCACCGTCGGGGCGACGTCGACGACAATCACGATCAACCGGTACGGCACCAATCCGTCGGGTGACACCAAGGCCGATTTCGTGATCACTTCGGTGACGAACACCAGGCGGATCATCCCGATGACGTCCGAGTTCGTCAACCCGGCGACCGGAAACGCCATTGTCGACTTCTCACAGACGACCAACGTGACCGCAGAGCTGTTGGTGGTGAGCTCCTGATGGCACGCAAGACGGACCCCGAACCCGATCCGGTCGATCCGGTCGAGCCCGAACCGGAGCGGGTTTGGCCGAAGGGGGCGATGCCCTACGTCATCCCCGACACCGGCGAACGGGTCACCGGAGACGAATACCGGGAATGGAAACGGGAGCTCAAAAAGCAGGCGGCGGCCGACTCCTACCGGTCGTTGATGACTGACCCTCCAACCCCCACCACCACCGACACACCACCGGCCGACGAGGCCGACGACAAGGAGTAGGCGACAGATGTCGAACCTCATCACCCAACTAGAAGGCTCGATCAAGATCGCCGTCACCGGCGGATCAGTGGTCGAGTACGGCTCGTTCGTCCCGAAGGCATCGGTCACGATTCAACGTCTGTTGGTCACCAGGCCGGGGACGCTCGGCAACTCGGACGAAACCGAGGTGCCCGCCCAGCGTAAGCGGATGCTGAACATCGACCTGTTCTCGACGACGGAGGCCGATTCGATTCTCGGCGTGTTGGTGGAGGCGATCGAGTCCGACGCGGGAACGATCGACTTCGAGTTCACCCCCAACGACGACGCGTTGTCGTCGGACAACGCCAAGTACTCGGGTACGGCGGTGGTGCCTCAGATCGACATCGGTCACACGGTCGGCGAGTTGCGTACCCAGTCGGTGACTTGTCCGATCACGGTGTGGGGCGCGCCCGACGTCACCCCCTGATGGCGTCCACGGCCGCGACCAACCTGCGGCGAATCGCCAACGAGGCGAAGTCGTTTCCCCGTAAGTTCGTCGAGGGCGGCGTCAAGGATGTTCGAGTCCCGATTCAGAAGGGGTTGAAGGCCGACACCGGCGGTGACTCGATCCTGTCGGGCACGAACCGGCAGGGCCGGGCCGGCAAGCTCACCGTCCAGGCGCGGGTGAAGGGCGACGCGATCGTGACTGGCACCGTCAAGCCCGGCCCGAGCGGTCGACCGGTGGCGATCTGGCACTGGCTGGAGTACGGCACCGGCCCCCCTGGACCGACGGCAGGGAAGCGGACGTGGTCGCGGGCGGCGGCGCCGGCGGTGGAGAAGTTGCAGCGGAGCGCCAAGCGGGCGTTCTCCTCGATCATGGAGGGGTGACGTGCCGACGAAACCACCAACTCCGACCACGGTCCCGGCATCCGAGTTCCAACGTGTCGCAGGAGAGAACGCCCTGCTTCGTCGACTCGCTGACACACAGCAGGCACTCGTCAACGCCCTGACGGCCATGCTCGCAGCGGCCACCACGCGCCCGGAGGACTGACCGATGGCGACTCGCCGCGAACAGCTCGAGATCGGGATCATCGCATCCGACAAGGCGTCATCGGTCATCAAGGGCGTCGCTGACGCGACGGACACGCTCGACGGCGAAACCGCTGAGGTCGAGCTGACCGCCGAGGACAACGCGACCGAATACATCGACGACCTGATGGGCAAGCTCGACACCCTCGACTCCGAGGACGTCGAGGTGATCCTCAAGGCTGAGGCGAAGTCGCTCACCGACGAAGTCGCCAGGGCGACGAAGCTGCTCGCCAAGGTCGACGGCGAAGCGTTCGTGGCAACCCTCGACGCCAAGAACAACGCACAGGCCAAGCTCGACGCCGTCGAGGATGCGCTCGCCAGGATCGACACGACCGTCACCCCCAGCGTCGGCAGCCCCGACGTAACCGGCGCCCAGACCGAGTTGGGCAAAGTCCGCGGCTCCATGGACGGCGTGTCGGACAGTTCCCGTTCGGTGTTCGCCAACTTCGCCGGTAACGCCGCCTCGGAGCTGCCGGGCGTGGCCGGCGCCTTCGGTCCGCTCAACATGGCGATAGGCCAGTTCGTCGAGTACGGCTCCGAGGGCAACATCAACATGAAGGGGCTGCTCAAGGTCGCCGGGCCGATGGCGGCGCTCGGCGTCGGTTTCGGGATCATCTCGGGCCACATGGACTCGATCGCCAAGAAGAAGGCGTTCAACGAGAAGCAGGTCGATGCTTACGCCGAGGCGATCGGTAAGGTCGGCGCCGGCGTCGAGGCGGCGAACCTGGCGCTACGTGACACCGAGGAACTGATTGGCATCCTGCCGTCCGAGGGGTTGCTCGGCGGACTGTTCGGCCAGAGCGACGAGGTTGACGTTGCCGAGAAGCTCGCCGGCTACGGCGTCGCCCTCGACGACGTGGCGAGGATCATCGCCGACACCGGCCCGCAGATGGAACGGATGTGGATCGGGGCGAGCGGCGAAGGCATCGAAGCCACCGAGTCGGTCCACGCCTTCGGCGACGCGCTGATCGCGGCGGGCGTGCCGGCCGAGGACGTCGGCGAGATCGTCGAGGTACTCGCTCAGCAGCAGGACGCATTCGGCGAGGCGACCGAGCGAAGCTCGCAGATGGCCGCCTACTTCGCCACCGACATCGAAGGGGCGAACGCTGCGCTCGACGCGTTCACCGAGTCGACCGATCCGATCGCCACCATGCCCGAGACGTGGCAGACCTTGGCGAACGCCATCAAGGACGGCACGATCGCCACCGAGGCCGGGGTCGACGCCTTCAACGAGATCAAGGCCGCGTTCCCCGAGATGTCGGACGCGGAGGTGTTCCAACACGCCACCGAACTGCTGGAGGAGCAGGAGCAGGCAGCCGCCGATTCGGCCGCGGCGATGGCCGAGCAGAAGGAGGCCGCAACGGAAGCGGCCGAGGTGATGCGCGACGAGTACGTCGCCGCCTTGGAGGAGACGGCCGAACAACTCGAGGAGAACATCGCCCTACTCGATGAACAGATCGAGGGCTTTCGGTCATCGGTCGACGCCGAGTACGCCATGATCGACGCGAAGGAGGACGCCGTCGAGGCGTATGAAGCGGTCAACGAGGCGATCGAAGAACATGGCATCGAAAGCGAGGAAGCCGAGGAGGCGCTCGCCGATTTCCGTGACACGGTCATCGACGCCGTCGACGCCACCGTCCGTCTGGCCGAGGAGGAGGCGAAAGCCAACGGAGTTTCGCTGACCCGCGTACAACGCATCGACGCAGAAAACGACGCCTACCTCGAGCAGGCCCGCACCGTCGAAGGCCCGGCCCGTAACGCCATCTTGGCTCACGTACTGCGGATCAACGGGATACCCGAGGAACGCATCACCGAGATCCTGACGGACACCGACCCCAACGACCTCGCGCAGACCGAAGCTGAGCTGGACGGCCCCGCCAATAAACGACGCGTGGCGTCGATCGAGGCCGACGCCAACGATGCTTCGCTTGCCGCCACGAAGGCTCAGATCGACACGGTGGCCGCTCCTCGCAGGGTGCCGATCGTGGCAGCGCTCGACGCCGCTACCTACTACGACCAGCTCGCCGTCGCTCTGCGAAAGCGCTCCGTAACTGCCGTCATCAATACGGCTCGGAATGCCACCGGCAACCCGGTGTATCCCGGCGGGGTCACCCTCGTCGGCGAGCAAGGCCCCGAACTCGTGGCATTGCCGCAAGGCTCCGAGATCGTCCCGAACCACCGGCTCGACACCGTCGGGGGCAGCGTCAGCAACTACTACGTCAGCAACACCATCAACCAGCCGGCCGGCATCCGCGACCGTGACACCGCGGCGGCGATCCGACGGTACTCGAGGATTCAAGGCGCCGCCTGATGGTCCCCGTCACGACGACGTCGACCCGACTACAGGAAGCACCCGACACCGGCAACGGCACCCCCGTCGGTTCCGACGACTGGCGGCTCGTCGTCGAACGCCTCAACGGCTCGGGCTCGGTCGTCGGCGCCTGCATCGTCGGGTCGCCCTCGACGTCACCGGTCGGCGACGCCGTCGTCGGCACGTTGATATGGGAAGACCTCACCGGCTACGTCCGCGGCATGGAGTGGGGCCGAGGCGCCGACGAACCGTACGGCCGACCGAGAGTCGGCGAAACCTTGTTGACGTTGGACAACTCCGACGGCCGGTTCACGCCGTGGATCGACGAGTATGCCGACACCCGGCCGGGGACGGTGATGCGGGCCGGGCTCGTCTCGGCCACCGACGTCAGGGCTGACGGCTGGTTGCCGTTGTGGTCGATGTTGGTCGACGAGTGGAGGGTGCTGTTCGCCGGGCCTCGCCGCAGCACCGTCGTCGACGCATCCGGTTACGCCGACAGCTACGTCGAAGTCCGCCTGGTCGAGACGTTGTCGGCGCTCGCCCGCATCGACGACAACGCCGTCAGCCTGCAAGGGTCCGGCGACGACGGCTACGACCGCGTCGCCCGGCTGCTCACCGCGGCGGCGTGGAAGTTCGGACTGGTCGACGCCGGCGGCGGCTTGGTCGATCCGACGTTGACGTTGCAGTCAACCGACATGACAGCCAACCGGCTCACCGAGTGCTACCTGACCGCCGACTCGTCGAGGCGCCGCTTCCGGGCCGACGTCACAGGCGCCGCATGCGTGACGCCGGGGCTGCGCTGGATGCTCAACCTCGAGTCCCGGCTCGTCGACTTCTCGGCCGCCGGGGCGGTGCCGTGGATCGAGTTCTCCCCGCTCGGCGACGGCTACGACGGCGACCTGGCCCGAGTGTCGTTCGACGCCGAGTCGCTGGAGATGGCATCGACCCCCGAGCACATCGTCAACGACCACCGTTACGCCAGGGCCGGCGGCACACAACAGGTCGTCGAGCACGCCGTCAGCGTCGGCCGGTTCGGCCGGTCGACGAGGGAACGGGCCGACCTGATCTGTTCGACCGACGCCAACTCGCTGGACATCGCCAACGACGACAACGTCACCGAGGCCCGTACGTCGCTGCGCTGCGACGGTTTGACCGTGACGGCAACGGACCGCGGCGAGGTCTACCTGCTGGTCGCTGCGGTCGACGTGGGCAACTTCACGTCGCTGATACTGCGTGACGACGACGTCTGGCTGACCGGTCCGGTGCGGTCGATGTTCCACACGGTGACGCCGATGCCGGGCCGGGTTCACTGGACAGTGACGTATGCGCTGGACGTGTCGACGCTGAACGGGTTCCCCGACGGGGCGATGTTGGACGAGGCATGAGAGATGAGGACACCTGAATGGCGACGACTGTCCCCTCCGTCATCGACGGCGACGACCTGACCGAAGAGTTCACCCTCGCCGTCAAGGCGGCAGTGGACGAACTGCAAACCCGCCGCGGCGGCTCATGGCGTCGAGCGGCGAACCAGTCGATCGGCTCCGGTGCCATCGCTGCCATCACCTGGGACACCGAAGACACCGACACCGACGGGTACCTAGCCCTGCCATCTACGACGTTCACCGTGCCAACCGGGCTCGGCGGGATCTATGTCGTGACGTTCGACGTGTTCGCCTCAACTGGACTATCCGGGGGAGGCAACGTCTACTTCACGATCGGCGGGGCGAACCGGACGGCGGCGATCATCAACAACGGTACGTCGGGCACGGTGACATGGTCCGGTCCGCTGGCTGCCACGGTGAGCGTCACGGCCAACGTCTACAACGGACACAGCGGCTCGGTGAACTTCACCGGGAGTCTCTACGCCTACCGCGTCTCGCTGTGACCACGTACCGCTACCCAACCCAAGGAGAACAGCAATGAGTGACGACCCCACCACCGTCGACGAGGACGAGGACGCCCCCGAGGAGGAGGACGACGATGCTGGCTGACATCTCCTCGGGTAACACCGAGTTCGCCGACATCATGTTCCTCGTCGGCTTCATCCTGTTCCTCGTCGCCGCCGTACTGCTCTACCCGCGTCCGACGAACCCGCCCTTCGGGCACACCGTGGCCGCGCTCGGGCTGGCTGCCGTCGCCCTTGGCTGGCTCGTCCTCTGACCCGATGATCCCGACCAAGCCGAAGGCGTTCACTCACGAGGGCGCCCCCGTCGGGGTCGAGGTCAAGTTCTACAGCCAGTGGTCGTCCCGGCCGATGCTGTCGGCGCCGGCCCGCATCGCCGCCATCCACACCAACGCAGCGTCGAAGGAGGGCAGCGTCGACTCGGCGTCGGCGTGGTCAGAACGCAACGTGTCAGACCCGGCCGGCTCGTACACGATCCCGCACTACCAGGTCGACCGTGACGGCCGGGCCCGCAAGATGCTGCCGTCGAACCGGCGAGGGATCTGCAACGCCACCGTCCTCCCCGGCACCAAGACGTGGGGCACGCTGACCGCCGCCCAGCAGCTCGAGGTGATGCGCTACCCGGTCAACGTGTCGAACTTCTCGCTCGCCATCGAGACGGCCGACACCGGCACCATCTTGGATCCGACGATCTCGGACTTCACCCCGATACAGGCCGAGGTGGTGGCGACGATCCTCGCCTACGAAACGCTGGTCCCCGGCAATGCCCTACCGCTGATCGTCCCCACCGACTGGTTCGGTTCCGGCGTCGGGTCGCACACCGACCCGTTCCCGTTCCCGCTGTGGACGGTGCAGCGAGGCAAGATCTGCCCGGGGGCGAAGAAGAAACAGTCGGTGCGAACCCTGATCATCCCGCGGGCCGTGACGATCCGTGACGCCTGGACGGCACCGCCCGAGGAGGACGACGACGACATGACTCCCGAACAAGCCAAACAACTCGACGAAGTCCACAAGGCGCTACACGCCAACGACTACCCGTACCCCGGCATGGTCAACGCCCGTACACAAATCGACCGGACATACACGATCATGTCGGCGTTCTGGGACGGCGCCCCCGGCACGATCAAGGACGGCGCCGGCGTGCTCGCCCGCACGATCAAGAACATCGCCGCCAAGGTTGGCGCCAAGGTCGGATGAACACCTCGGCGATCGTCGCGGCGATCGTCCTACCGATCCTCACCATCGCCTCTGTCGCCGTCGCCCGCTGGTCGTTCCGCCAGATGCGAGAGGGGCGCCGGGCCGACATCATCGACATTGTCAAGCCGCACTTCGACGAGATCTCGGCACAGGTCGAGGCGCTCGGCGAGAGGAACGCCGCCGAGCACGCCGACACTCGGGACCGCCTGGCCAAGATCGAGGAGCGGCTCGACCCACAGTGAACGCCAAGGTTCGTCGCCGGCTGCGACGGCTCGAAGCACGGGTCGCCGCCCTGGAAGGTGTCGCCTGGCTCGCCGCCACCAACGTCGTCGTCGACCTTGAACCGCACCGTCCACCAGTCGAAGGCCCGCTGTACGACGCCCTGCCCGTTGTCGCCGAGGAAGAGGAATGGTGGCGGGGCCGGTACGTCTGAAGGAGAACCATGAACCCGTTGCACTACCTCAAGGCGGTCGTGGCCGCGTTGATCGCCGGGCTCGGCGTCCTGCTGGCCGCCGTCGAGTCGGCGCCACCGGTCGAGGCCGACGACTGGCTCAAGGCGGCGATCGCCTTCCTCACCGCCCTCGTCGCCGTCTGGGCCGTGCCCAATCAAGTCCCGCCACCGGCCGAGCCGACGCCGTGATGATCGCCGACGGCCTCTACATCGGCGGCGGCGTCATCTTCGTCATCGTCGTCGTCATCCTGCTCCTCGTCCTCTTGCGGCGATGAAGCGCACCGACTCCGGTCTGTGGATCGCCCCCAACTTCAACATGCTGCGCTACCGCAAGCGTGAGCGCACCGTCACCCTGCCCAACGGCGAACGGGCCAAGGTCACCATCGACGACTCCGGCACCGTCCGCCAGATCGAACACGGCGAACACCTCGACGGCATCGTCCGTCCCGAGCCGATCCGCATGGCGCTCAGGCCGTTCTCGGTGTCGATGTCGACGAGCGCCAAGGCACGACCCAACCCGCTACGAACCGGTTTCCGAATCCTGAAGGGAAGCAGATGAGCAGAGCAGACGAACTGCGAGCCGAACTCGAGATGGCCGAACTCGAGGACGAACTCGTCGCCGCCAAGGCCGACGCCAAGGTCAAGCCCGACAAGCTGAAGGCAATCAAAGAACAGGTGCGTGCCGCACGT